ATACGTTAGTTAGCCAAGTCGTCGGGGTTGGGTTGCTTACGTTCCCAATGGTTAAGACTACGGCCGGGGATTTAATGGACGACGTTAACAAACGGTTAGAAACTCTTTGGCAAGATTGGGGCAACGTACCGGAAGTAACTTGGGAAGAAAGTTGGGGCAAGGTACAACGCTTGGCGTGCCGTGCGTGGTTTCGTGACGGCGAAGTATTTGCACAACTTCTTAAAGGCACCATTCCCCGGCTAGACCACGGCACCGTAATACAATTTAGTATCGAACAACTAGAAGCGGATTTATGCCCGGTCGGTCTTAACAAGGGCGAAGACAACATACGGCAAGGCATTAAGAAAAATGTTTGGGGCCGCCCTAATACGTATTTTTTCTTTAAGCAATACCCAACCGAAGGGCCGGGCGATAGCACGTTAACCGGATTAAGTAGCGGGTCTAGCTTCGTTAGCCTAGATAACGTTAAAGGTATTATTGCGGGTAACGTTGTACACCTAAAGCGCAACGACCGCATACGGCAAACGCGGGGCGTGTCCGATTTCGCTAGTATCTTTACGCGGCTAGACGACTTAAAAGACTACGAAGAAAGCGAACGCATGGCCGCCCGTATTGGTGCCGCTTTCGCCTTCGCCATTACAAAGAACATAGATTACGTTGACACCGACGACGCCGACCCCGACCGGTTCCGCGAAATGGATTTAGCGCCCGGCATTATTGCCGACAGTTTGCAACCGGGCGAAGAAATGATAAGCCTTAAAAACGAACGGCCCGACAATAAAATAACCGACTTTCGCGCTAACCAACTTAAGGCGGTCGCGGGCGGTGCTAACGTTGGGTACAGTTCTATCGCTAAAGACTACGAAGGGTCTTACAGTTCGCAACGGCAAGAACTGGTAGAAATGGCGCGCGTCTATACGCAATTGCGTAACGAGTTTATACGGTCGTACGTCGCGCCGATTTACCAAGCGTTTGTCGAAACGGCGCGCGACCAAGGCGCTATAGACTTCGCCGGGGCCGACCCGTTAACGTTGTTCGACGCCGAACACGTAGGGTTAGGCACGCCGTATATTGAACCAATGCGCGAAACCGAAAGCGCAATTAAGCAAGTGCAAGCGGGGTTTAAGTCGAAGGCGCAAATTATTTTAGAGCAAGGCGGCAACCCGCGCTTAGTGCAAAAACAAATAGGGCGGGAACGTGAAAAAGATAACGAAGACGGTTTGGTTTTTAGTAGCGATTTTGCTAACGATAGCGGGAATGTATCTAGTGGCGACGACTCTACTAATGATAACCAAAATGATGTAGGCAACGGCGACAACACCGGGGCCGACGACGACACTACGAACGCCGAAAGTGCCGACCGTTTTGTAGCGGGTCGCAAGTACCACGGCCCCGACGGCGAGTTATACGAATACACCGACGACGGGTTTAGAAAAGTTAACGTAGCTTAATACGCGGGGGGCGTCGCCGTTGTTTAAAGAGTTAGAAAAACTTGACGTTAAAGAAGTGCCGCGTTGGGTCGCTACGTACGTTCGCAATACGTTAAAAGAATTGCTAGACCGCGAAGGTTACCGGGGCCGTCGTGGCCGTCGTGGTACGCGCGGGGGCGAAGGTGAAGGCGGCGGCACCGGCCCGCCCGGTAAAGACGGCGCTAGCGGCACGCGAGGCTTAACAGGCGACACCGGGCCGCACGGCGACGACGGCGACGGCGGCATACAGGGCAAGCGCGGCATACAGGGCGTAGCGGGCCTTACAGGGCGTAGCGGGCATTTGGGCCACGCCGGGACGAAAGGCGACAAAGGCGACAAAGGCGACCAAGGCCAAGTCGGCCCCGTACCCCGCCATAAGTGGGAAGGCACGCGCTTAAGTTTCGAACAACCTAACGGTAAGTTTGGACAGTCTATTAACTTGCAAGGGCAGGGCGGCGGGCGCGGTGCGTCGGGTCGTAGTGGTGGCGCAAGTGCTAACCCCGGTTTTAGTTCTATAACGTTAGTCGGTACCGATTTAGTTTTTGCACGCGACACGGCCGGGCCGCTTGGCCCCGACATTACGGTAGACTTATCAGGGTTAAACACCGGGGGCGGGTTTGCCGGTCTTGGCCCTTGGCGTTACCGCACAAGCACCGGTACTAGCCCAAGTACCGGGCGTCTTAACTTTAATAACGTTGACCCCGAACTAGCGACCGAACTGTATCTAAACGAAACCAACGACAACGCCGAAGACTTGGCGAACTTCTTGGCGTTGTTAGAAGCGGGCGACTTACTTTACATACAAGACAAGGGTAACGCCGATAACTTTATACTTGTCGAAGTTGCTAGTAACACCGACAACGGCCCCGACATAACTATAGGTATTGCTAACGTTGCGGCGCAAGGTGCGGCCATTGCGAACAACGCACAAGTAACGGTAGTAATGTCGATAGCGGGCGGCGGCACCGGTTCGGTTGTTACCGCGCTAGTTACGGCGGGCGACGGCGACGAAATAACGTTAACGCAAACGACCGGCGGCGACCAAGTAGCAGACACAAGCGATTTTCTTTGGAAACCCGGCAAGGCGGGCGGGCAAAGTGCAATAGGCGGGCTAGCTTCGTTAGAAGAATTAAGGTTACGCGGTTCGACCGACGCCGACTTGGGTACTATCGTAATGCAATCGCCCGTCGAATTCGAAAGTATATCGTTAAGCGGTAGGCCGTACGTATTTAATTATGACGCTACCGAAGGTTATATTTTTGCGTTTGTTGGCGGCGGTTTGAATATGTCGGGTACGATTGACTTTATTAACTCAACATTTATTTACGAATCGTTTAGGGGCGCGCCGATAATTACGACGGGGGTTAACCCCGGTTTTGCCGCGTACACTGTTTTACAAGCGTTGCCAAATTTGGTAGCGGGTAGCGCCGTGGGCCATAACCCACTAAACCCAATAGTATTAAACGCCGGGCCGCGTCTTACTAACCCGTTTAGTGGTTCGCGTACTACGGCAACGGCGACCGGGGTTAACTTTTCGCCCACGTTAGCGGGTACGGTTTTCGGCGCTAATATGAACGTGACAAATATAAGCGCGTTAATTTGTGCGCCGAAGTTTTCGACGGTTCTAGGGTCGGCTATAGATTTCGGAACGGTTCGCGGTATATGGTGCCAAAACCCGGCGCTTTCTTTATTCGCCCCCGGCGCGGGTGCGGAAAGCATGACGGCATATTATGGCGTTGACGTTGCGGCAATACCGTTCGGCGGCAACGTTACAAAAAATGCGATACGTTCGGCGCTTGTCGCGGCCAGTAACACGCGCTTTTTAAATAACATAGGTACCGCCGCGTCGGAATTTGGCGCGGGTACTATTCACTTTAACGACAACATTGCCGCCCACTTTGGCAATACGTTAGCGGCCCCCGACGCCGGTATATATTTCGACGGTACGCACCTTGTACTTGATACCCAAATAACCGGGGCGAACGCGTCGAAGGTTCAAGTTTTGCACGGCATAATTGTAGAGGCCGATATATTCCCGGTTTCCGATTTCATACGCCGGGCTACCAGTACAAATTTATTGCTTTCGTCGTGGCGACTTACCGGGTTAACAACGGGCGATATGGCTGACGGTTTCGGTACGGCGTTATTTTGGAGTATCGAAGACGACACAAGCGGCCGCGTTAACATAGCGTTTCAATCGGCCGAACGCGAAGGGGCCGACAATAGCGGGCGTTATCGGTTGCGGGTTTATACCGCCGGGGTAGCTAACGAAATTTTTAACGCGGGGGCCGACGGTTTCGCGCACGTTGCGACTAACCTAGGTTTTTACGGTACCGCGCCAATTGCTAAACAACTTGCCGTACCGGTTACCAGTATTGGTATACACGCGGCGTTAGTTGCCTTGGGGTTAATAACGTGAATACACTTATAACAGTCTTTGCCGAATTCGTAACGTTAGCGGTAGCGGGGTCGCCTACACGCGGCGAAGCTATAGACGTTTTTAAAGCACGCGCCGCCCGGTTAAAGAACGCCGAAGCGGGCGCGTTTTTAGACGCGGTTGCCGTTAAGTATGCGGCGCTAGGTATCATTAACAACGGTACGTATACAGGGTTAAGAAACGAAATTAGTAACACTGGCGAAGCGGGTAGTAACGACTTGTTTAACGCGCTACGTGGTGACGTTTTCGAACTACCCGAAGCGGCCATAGTTATTAACGAAATCGCCCTAGACGAACTTAAAAGCGACTTGGCCGGGATAAACGCAAACCTTCAAACCGTGCGCGATTTAAAGCAAGCGGCGACCGACCGCAACTTAAAAGACGCGTACGACGCCGCCATAAATTACTTGCTAGCGTTAAAAGAAGACCGCAAAAACCAAGTAACCAATATCGAAAATTCTTAACGAAAAGGCCGTAGATATGAGTAAAGACAACGAAGACAAGAAAGTAAGCACCTTGCCGGGCCACGAAGACGCCGCCGAAATTAACGCCGAAATACCCGCCGAAGCGTTGGCCGCCTTACAAAATGGTAGCCAAGACAAATTGGTAGGGTATATAATTTCGCCCGACGTAATGGCGGGGCTATTGGATTGTTGCGAAGACATACCGGGGCGATACTACAAACGGATTGTACCGGCGCTACAGTCGGCCGCAAAGTTAATAGAAGGTGCCGACGGTATGGCCCGCGTCGTTAACACGTAAACTTTTTAGGGGTGATTAAATGCGAACGTTAAAACAACGGATAGGCGGCACCATTTACCGCAATGTCGAAATACGTGCCAAGCATATTATTAGCGAAGAAGACCGCACCGTACGTATTTCTGTTAGTTCCGAAAAACCTGTTTTACGTTCGTCATTTTTCCGCGAACCTTGGGTAGAAGTCTTAGGCCATAAGCGCGGCGAAGTTAACCTAGACCGTCTTAACGACGGCGCACCCCTTCTTTTTAACCACGACAATTTTAGCCGCGAAAATCGTATAGGCGTCGTGGAAAGCGCAACCATTAAAGACCGCCGCATAGAAGCGGTAATACGTTTTAGCAAACGCGAAGACGTAGACGACTTATGGCAGGATATACAAGACGGTATCTTGCGTAATATTTCCGTTGGTTATTCTATCAACGAACGGACATTAACCCGCGAGGGTAAGGGCGAGCCAAACGAGTTTCGTATAACCGATTGGACACCATTCGAAGTAAGCGCGGTAAGCACGCCAGCCGACGAAACTGTAGGCGTCGGGCGCGGGCTAGAAGAAGGCCAAACGGCCTACCGTATAATTGACATTGTTAACGACAAAGGAAAAAATGCCATGTTTAAGTTTGACGCGAACGGTAACCCAATTGGGGATACCAAAGAAACTCGCGCCGCTATACTCGCCGGTACTGCTACTAACGAAGACGGTAGCCCATACACCCCAACCGACGAAGTGCGCGCGAAGTTAACGGCGCTTGACGCCCCCACGCCAACGCCCGAACCGGCCGACCCGCCCGTTACGTCCAAAGTTGTTAACTTGGATGCGGCGCGCGACGAAGGCGTAACGCTAGAACGCACCCGCGTTACGGCGATTAACGAAGCTTACAAACCTTACCCGCAATTCGAAGCAATGCGGGCGGTATGTATTGCCGACGGCCACGACGAAAACGAATCGCGTAAGCGGTTGTTAGTCGAAATCGGTAAGGGTGCCGAACCGGCCGGGGCCGAAGCGGTACGCGTACAAGCGGGCGAAGACTCTGCCGACAAGTTCCGAAGCGCGGCAATTATTTCGCTTGCGGTTCGTGCGGGCATTGCCGACGCCGACCAAAAGGCCGAAGTTGCCAAGACGGGGCTAGGTGCTTATACGTTGTTGGAGTACGCCCGGCGTTCGTTGGAGTTGGTTAATATTGATACGTCGCGGTTTGGCAAAATGGATTTAGTCGGCCGTGCGTTCACAACTTCCGACTTTCCGTTGATTCTTGCCGACGCGGCTAACAAGTCTATGCTTAAGGGGTTTGAAGAATCCCCCGAAACGTGGGCGACTTGGGCGCAAACCGGTAACCTATCCGACTTTAAGATAGGGCGGCGCGTTAACCTTTCAAGTTTTAACGACTTGGAATTGGTCAACGAAGACGGCGAATACAAGTACGGTAGCTTTACCGAGCAAGGCGAAACTATCCAACTTGCAACGTACGGCAAATTGTTCGCCATTTCCCGGCAAGCAATCATTAACGACGACTTGGGCGCGTTTACTCGCATACCGTCGGCAATGGGCCGGGCCGCTTCGCGCGTAGTTGGCGACTTGGCATACGGCGCGTTAACGTCTAACCCGGTTATGGGCGACGGTATCGCATTGTTTGACGCCGCGCATAACAACCTTAACGAGTCGGGCGCGGGCGGTACGCCGCTTACAAACGACGCGACGGGCGTGCAAGCGTTGTCCGATATGGACGTAGCAATGGGGTTACAAACCGACGCTAGCGGTAGCGCGGTTGGTCTTAATATTACCCCGTCGTTTCTGTTAGTGCCGAAGGTGCTTAACCGTACCGCCGTTTCGCTAATGTCGGACACGACCGCCCCCGGTCAAGCAAACCCCGGCGTTAGAAACTCTATAAATGGGTTGGCCGAAGTCGTAACCGACCCACGCTTAGACGCCGATAGCGCGACGCGTTATTACCTTGCCGCCGGGCAAAGCTTCGATACTATCGAAGTTGCGTTTTTAGACGGCAACCAAACGCCAATGCTAGAACAACAAGCGGGTTGGAGTATTGACGGTACGGAATTCAAAGTACGAATAGACGTTGGCACCGCGCCAATGGAATTCCGAACATGGCAACGTGACGACGGCACCTAGTAGTAACTAGGCACCGAAACCAGTAGCGGGGTTTTGTGCGCCCCGCTACTTTTTTAACGCACTAAGTTTTATTGCATGGAGTTTTAAAGATATGGCTAGAAATAGAGTACAAAACGGCCGACGCATTGACGTAACGTTAAGCGGCACCGTTGCAAGTGGCGACGCGATTGTAGTTGGTTCTATGATTGGCGTTTGCTTGGTTGACGGCGTAGCGGCCGACAATATTGCCGTTGCAATTTCGGAAGTGTACAACTTGCCAAAAGTTGACGCCGCCGTAATTATCCAAGGCGAGCAAGTGTTTTACGACGTTAGCGCGTCGGAAGTTGACGACGAAAACGCGACGCCCGCAAGCGGGGATATTATCGGGTTTGGCGTAGCGTGGGAAGGTAAAGGCGCGACGACCGGCGAAGACATTGCCGTATTGCTAACGCCGGGTAACGGTACGGTCGAACCGTAATCGACCATGCCCGACTATGACACCGCCGACGCTAATATTATCGCCACGTTTGGCGAAGACGTTACGTATACGCCTTTTGGTATGGCGTCGGCGGTTGTCACTGGTTTTTTTCAATCACCCGACGAAGAACCCGACACCGAAGACCTAAATTTTATAGCTACTAGCCCGCAAGTAACGTTAACGAATACCGACGCACCTAGCCCCAATAAGGGCGACTTGTTTACTATTCGCGGCGTTGGCTACACCGTTAAAGATTTCGAAACCGACGAAAGCGCGTTAGTAGTTTTTCTACTGTTAGAAACTTAGAAGGGGTAAAAAATGACGACCGGACATTTTGCGTATTTTGAAAAAGACGGCAAGGTAGTTAAAGCGCCGTTAGCCAAGTGGGGCCACTACCGGCGGTCGGGCTATGCGTTTTCAACGTTAGAAAAGTATTTGGTGCAAGAAGGTAAAGCGCCTGTCGAAAAGAAAACCGAAACGGTAGAAGAAACGGTAGAAGAAACCGTAGAAGAAACCGAAGAAGAAGAAGAAGAAACGGTAGACCTTCCGACAATGGAAAACACCAAGGCCGAAATTTTGGAGTTTGCCGAAGAATACGAAGTAGACGTAAACCCCGAAGACACAAAGGCAACGTTAATAGAAACGTTAGACGACGCGTTGGGCTAACCGTTGGCGACACGAATAGAACAATTAATAGACGCGTTGGTAACTAACTTAGAGGCCGACCCCGGCATAGTGGCCGGTACGGTTTACCGTTCGCGTGTCGAAACTTTGGCCGACACCGAGTTACCCGCCTACAATATCGAAATTGGTGCCGACACCCCGCTTAACCCGCTTGGCCCCGATAACGTCGCGTTTATAGATTGGGCGCAATCAATTTTTATAGACTTGTACGCGAAGTCTACGGCGGTCGCAATCGACAATATTTTTTTAGATATGCGTAACTTCGTACACCGGTCGTTAATGACCGACGTAACGCAAGGGTTAAGCTTTATTTTAACGACGATACCGCAAGGGGCCGACGAACCGGTATTAGACGCCAGCGGCGAACAAAAAACTATTACGTACCGTACCGTTTGGGAATTTCGGTTACGGACTAATATAGATAGTTTGGATTAAGAAGGGGTACGTAATGAGAATTAAAATGGTACAAAAAACGGGCGGTAGCAAAGTCGTAGAAAAAGGCGACACGAAAACCGTAAAGAAGTCTAGCAAGAAGTCGGACACCAAACCAAAGGGTAAAGATAATGTTAGTTAACCGCGAAGTAATCTTAGCCAAGATAGAAGGCACGTACGGCGTAGACGCGGTACCGGTAGAAGGTACCGACGCTATGTTAGTCGAAAATATTAGTTGGTCTAACGAAGGGTTGCGTATGAATGAACGCCCCGCCGTTCGCGCTAATATTGGAATGTTGCAACAAGTGTACGGCGGGCGTCTTATGACGTTTACGTTTGACGTAGAAATAAAGGGCGCGGGCGGCGCGGTTGACGTACCCCCCGAATTCGGCCCCCTGCTACGCGCTTGCGGTTTCGGGGAAACAATCGCCCCGGCAACCGACGTACAATACGCCCCGGTAAGTTCGTTACACGAAAGCATAACGATTTACTATTTCCAAGACGGCATACGTTATAACGTTGTCGGCATACGCGGCAACGTGTCGTTTAACTTGGAAACCGGCGCGCTTGGCAAAATGACGTTTACGCTAACCGGTCACGTAGACGCGGTTACCGACGTTGCGTTGGCTAGCCCAACTTACATAGCAACGGTACCGGCCGCGTTAATTAGCGTGCCGTTTGTTATCGGCGGGTTTGGCGCAATCATTAACGCGCTAACGTGGGATATGTCGAACACTATTGCAATGCCGCCCGACATTTCGGCAAGCGACGGGTTTGCCGAAGTACAGTTAACGCAACGTGACCCGAACGGAAGTTACGACCCCGAAGCGGAATTACTCGCGGTAGAAGACCCGTTAACCGATTTAGAAGACGGTACCGTATTAGTAATTGGTACCGGCGTTATTGGCGGCACGTTGGGTAACCGGTACGAAGTTGATATACCGGCGTCGTCATACCGCGACGTTTCCCCCGGCGACCGTGACGGCATACGCACGTATGATATACCGTTTGGTATGGCCGAAGTTTCGGGCGACGACGAAGTATTAATAACGTTTACGTAAGTTAAAAAAAGGTGACCGTATGACAGTTAAAGCATTAACCGGTTTAGTGCCGGAATGGTGGACGCCCGATAGCGAAAAAGAGGATAGCGACCCGGCCGAATTTTTGTTACGCCCGTTAAAGGCACCGCAAATAGCAAAGTTACAAGGGGAATTCCATAGCGAAAGCGGCGAAATTTCGGGCAAGGGTTTATACGAAGCGGCGGTAGCGGGTATTGCGGATTGGAAAAACGTAGTTAACCACGAAGGTAAACCGCTTAAATTTACGCGTAGTAATATCGACGTATTGCCGTACGTGTTAATTTTGGAATTAGGCGGCCAAATTTTGTCGCGGTCGTTTTTAACGGGGGAAGACGAAAAAAACTTATAATCGCGGTTGAAGTGCAACGCGCCCCGACGGGGGTTTTTAATTGCGAAGTTTGTAGTTGCGACACGGTAACGCACGACGCGGGTTACGTGCGTTGGTCGATACCCGAACTAGGGTTAGAAAGTACGGTATGTTTGCGTTGGTTGGTTAACGAACGGTCGGTATTTTTATTACGACTTTACCAACATTACAAAAATAATATCTTGCCCGAAAGTGGGGGTTGGCTAAACCAATCTAACGTATTTGTAACGGCGGTAGAGTTAATCGAAAACCATTTAGCGACGCGGAGTAAGTAGGCATGGTACAAAGAACTTGGACGGGTCGCGTTGTACTCAAAGGCGAAAGGCGCGGTTTTAATAAATCGTTTGGCGGTGCCGACAAAGCGTTAAAGAATATCGGCGGCCGCTTAAAAGCACTTGCCGGGTTTGCCGCCTTCGCCGCCGCCGGGGCGGTTATATCCAATACCACGAAGAAAATTGCCGAATTCGAAAAGTCGATAAGCGCGCTAAGTGCAATTACTGGCGCGACCGGCAAAGACCTAGACCAACTTACCGAAGCTTCGAAGCGTATAGGCGCTAGTACGACCCTTAGCGCGTCGCAAGCGGCCACGGCGTTTAAGTTAATGGCGTCGGCCAAACCTGATTTACTAGACAACCTAGACGCCTTAGAACGCACTACCGAAGCGGCCGTAACATTGGCCGAAGCGGCCGGGCTAGACCTTGCCCCGGCAACCGCCGCCCTTGGCGAAGCGTTAAACCAGTTCGGTAAAGGTGCCGAAAGCGCGGGCGAATTTATAGACATACTCGCCCAAGGTGCGCGGTTGGGTAGTTCGGAAATAAACGAGACAAGCGAAGCGTTAAAAAATGCGGGCGTAGTTGCGCGCCTTGCCGGGTTGTCGTTTGCCGAAACTAACGCGGCAATACAAGGCATGGCGGCGGCCGGTGTTAAAG